GAAACTCAAGGGGAGGGTGGCGAACGACCTTTACAGCGGGGGAGCAAGGAGCGCGGTGATGCCGCCGCCGACGACGGACACGACCCCGACAAGCAAGAAAAGCCCGAAGGCGAAGGGGAAGATGACGCCGCCGACGAGGGGCCAGCGTATGAAGTAACGGTCGACGGCAAAACCGAAATTGTGCCGCTCGAGGAGGCGCTCAACGGTTATATCCGCCACGCCACATTCCAACAGCGGATGAACCAAGTCGATATCGCCCGCCAGGCGATCGAGCAAGAGGCCGGCAATGTCGGCCAGGCGCGCGACGTTTACGGGCAAAAGCTCCGCTACCTCGACACCCTGATTGCGCAGATGACGCCGCCCGAGCCGGATTGGGACAAGGAATTCGCGGCCGATCCGCACGCCGCGCACATGAAGCAAAAGACCTACGCGGAAATCTACCAAAAGCGCCATTGGATCGATAGCGAGCTTCAACGCACCTCTCACGAAACCCAGGCGGAATACGACAAGAGGTCAAAGGACTACGCCGTCAGGCAATTCACCGATTTCGTCGCGGAAGCAAAAATCCCCGACGAAAAAGCCCTCACCGAAACCCTCACCCTGATGCGCGCCTACGGCCGCAAGGAAGGGTTCAGCGAGGCCGAGCTCGCCCAAACCTATGACAAGCGGATGCTCCGCGTGTTGCACAAGGCGGCTATGTACGACCAGGGACAGGCGCACACGCCAAAGCCTGTCCAGCCTGGAAAAGGCAGGACGTTGATACCCGGAGTTGCTACCCCCGCGTCGAGCGGGAATGGAACACGCCGACACATCGACGAAGCCCAAAGCAAATTGGCAAAAACGGGCCGCTTAGACGACGCGGCTCAAGTCATGGCTAGGCTTATTCGATGAGGTTCCATCATGCCCAAGGTTACGAACGCCTTCACGACTTATCAAGCCGTCGGCAATAGAGAAGATTTATCTAACGCCATCTATAACATTGACCCGTTCGACACGCCGGTTATGTCGGCTATTCGTCGACGCAATGTAAAGAACCGGATTTTCGATTGGCAGACTGAGAATTTGCCGATCGTCAACCCGAACAACGCCCAACTCGAAGGCTTTGTGCTCGCCAACGCCCCGGCGCAGCCGACCATTCGCCAAAACAACGTCACTCAGATTTCCGAGCGCGACGCGACGGTGTCGGGCACTCAGGAGGAGAGCGACGCCGCCGGCAAAGGGTCGGAAATGGCGCACCAGATGGCGCTCGCCAGCAAGGTGCTCAAGTCGGACATGGAAACCATCTTGTGCGGCCGCCAGGCGCGCAACGATGGCAACGACACCGGCCCGACGGCGAGAACTACGGAAGCGTTCAGCCATTGGGTGGCCCGCGCCAAGGACAAGACCGGCGCCGTCAATGCGGCGATCGCGCCCGGCACCGTCACCGCCGGCGTTCCGGTCCTGGCGACCGACGCGTTCGCCGCCGTCGCCGGCGGCTCGCAAGTGTCGATTACCGAGGCCATGCTCGGCGACGCGATGCAACAGGCTTACACCAACGGCGCGAGCCCGACATTGTGGATCGTGCCGCCAGGGCCCAAGCGCACAATCAGCACATTCGTCGGCCGAAGCACAACGCAAGTCTTAGTTGGCAAAACTGAAGTTGTGTCAACTATTGACGTCATCGCGACGGATTTTGGCCGCATCAAAGTCGCGCCTTCACGGTGGGTTCCTGTAGACGTTGCTTTGCTGATCGATCCTGACTACGCCGCGGTGGCTTTTTTCAGGGCCTTTAGGCAGTATTTGATGGCGCGCACCGGCGACGCCGAAACCCGCATGATCGTCGTCGAATGGGGCTTGGAGATGCGCAACAGCCTGGCGCACGTCATCTTCAACGGCATCAAGAAATAAAAAAGGGCGGCCCGTTACGGCCGCCCCAACTTCTGCTCTTCCCGCTCAAAGGAGGCATTGCACGCGAGGATCATAAGCGATGCAGCGCGCCTTTGTCTATGCAGACGCCAACGGCGTGCGGCGGACCCTGATCGCCGACGACGAGCGGCCCGATCAATTCGTCGTCAAAACCGAACAGGACATTGAGCCGATCCTCGACAGCGTCGCGCGCGATCGCGAGCTCATGGCGAACAACGGCGACAACGTCGTGCTCGGCCGCGTTCCCGTCGAAGTCTACGAGCGCGCCGTCCATGAGCAATGGGACGAGGGCGATTGGCGGAAATGGTGGAACGGCGCGGGGCCTGACGACCTCCCGAACGGCCGCGCCTTCCGCATCTGGAAACCCGGCGGGACGGTGTGATGGGCCTGACCGAAGAAGCCGGAAAGGTCGCCAACACCGCCGTCACCGCGATGAGCGGCGCGCCGCTGGCGATCGCCTTGCTCGTCGTCAATGTCGGCTTTCTCGGCTTCAGCGGCTACATCCTGGGCGAGGTCGCCGAGAACGCCCGTGAGCGCAACCAGGCGCAACTGCAGCTGGTCAACAACCTCGTAAATGACATCCGCGATTGCCGCCAAGGACCAAAGCCATGAGCACGCTCGGCATCGTCCTCATCGTCATCCTGATCCTCGTTCTGCTCGGCGGCGTCGGGGGGCCCAACTTCGGCGCGCCCTGGCAGTACGGCTACGGCTTCGGCCACGGCGGCGTCGGGCTTGTCGGGATCATCCTGATCGTCGTCCTCATCCTGCTCCTGACGGGGCGCTTATGAGCGGCTGGTCCGATTGGATATTCGGCAATCTGCCGCCAATGCCGGCGCGCCCAGCCTCGCGCGGGGCGATGCCTGGATTGCAGCCTTATCAGCAGATGCCTGATCCGAGGGCGAGCGTCACCGACGAACGTGGACAACCGGCTGATCAAGCTTTCTGGATGAAGAATTTTTATGATCAGTCAAACAGGGGAAATTATACACCGTCGCTGAGTGACGTTAAGCCAGGTTCCGCACAGGTGACCCCTTGGGACCCGACGCAGTCGGTTGCGCCACTGGCTGCAGGGAATAATGATCCTGGGCCTTACAATCCTTCATTCCAGCAAAACTGGCGGCCTCGATATTCGGGTCAAGCGCCTTATAAACGCTTTCCGATGGGGCCTAATCTGCCCGCTAGACCCACCGGCACGAGCGTCGATCCTCAGATGCCCTACATGGGTCCGCATTTGCCGATTTCGCCAGGCGATCCCGGCTGGACGACGCCGCCATCGCTGTCAGGGCCGCACAATCCCGGCGGCGATCCCGCCCGCCCTGGTTATGATCAGCCTCCTATGCCGATGGATTTCACATCTCGATTTTCGCCCCAGCAACTCATGAGCGCCCTTCAAAACTGGCAGGGATGGGGTCAATGACCGACTTTAGCGACCTCCAGACGTCGATCGCCGAGTGGGCCAACCGCCAGGATTGGGCCCCGGCGCTCGTCACGTCTTTCATCCGCATGGCCGAGCAAAAATTCAACGCCGAGCTCCGCGTCGACCGGATGATTTGCAACGCGCAAAACACCGTCACGCAACGCTGCGCCACGCTGCCCGACAATTGGCTGGCGATGGATTTCGTACAGATTGAGAACGCCAACGGGGCAAACGGCTTTTTGCCCATTCGCTACTTGGCGCGCGACGAGTTTTTCAACCTGACCGACAAGTGGGCTTACGGCTATTACACGATCGAAGGCCGCTCGATTTTCTTCGGCGGCGCGCCCGACGACACCGAGGGCGTCGAATTCACGATCGCCTATTTCGGCGAAGTGCCGATCCTTTCCGATGCTCAGCAGAGTTGGCTCTACACCAAATATCCGAGCCTCTATTTGCATGCCGCGCTCATGCACGCCGACTTGCACGCCGTCGGCGAAGAGCAAGCGGCGGCGAACATGAAGGCGCTGGCCGAGGACGCAATTCAGAAGCTCAACGCGCTTTATCTGCGCTCAAAGGCGAGCGGCTCGCGCGTCACCCGCTCGAGGGTGAGATCGTTCGGTTAGGACGGCGGGATGACGGACAGCTGGACCGACAGCAACGGCGACAACGTCCCGAGCGATTGGACGCCTGGCGTTCCTTTGACGCCGGCCGGCGATTGGGCGTCGACTTGCGGCTGCGCGCCGCCTAGCGGCGCGTCGATCGCCGACAGCATCACCATCACCGGCTCGCCAGGTTCGATCACGTCAGTCGTGGGCGACAAATCTCTATGGTCGCTCGTTCTCAACGACGGCACGCCGGCGGCCGATTTCCGCATCGATCGGTTCGGCGACACGGGCGCGCTCGCCGACAGCCCAATGACCATTGTACGGGCGACCGGCGTTGTCACCTTCCACGATCCGGTCATGCTGTCGCGCGACCCGGTCGAGCCGATGGAGGCGGCGACCAGGCAGTTCGTTCTCGCCAATGCGGGCGGGATTACCGACGCGCCCAACGATGGCACGGCCTACGGGCGTAAAAATCTCGCCTGGGCGCATCTAACCCATTTTGACATCACCGATTGGGCGACGAGCGTCCCGGCTCCCTACGTGCTTCCTACGGCCTCCACGACGGTCTTGGGCGGCGTCAAGGTCGACGGCTCGACGATCACCATCGCGGGCGGCGTGATTTCCTCGACTGGCGGCAGCGGCGGCGGCATTGCTGAGGCGCCCAACGACAGCACGTTGTACGGGCGCAAGAGCGCCGGTTGGGCGCATCTGACGCATACCGACATCACCGATTGGACGGCGACGCTCGCGCCTTACGCGCTGACCGCCAACGTCCCGGTCGCTTCGTCCGCCACGCCGATCATGGATGGGACGGCGGCGGTTGGGACGGGAACGACTTGGGCTCGCGCCGATCATATTCACCCGACCGACACTTCGCGATACGCGGTGAGCAATCCGGCAGGCTACATCACGGCGGCGGCTATCCCTGCGCCCTACGTCCTGCCGACCGCCTCCACGACGGTTTTAGGCGGCGTCATGGTCGACGGGACGACCGTCAATATTGCGGGCGGCGTCATTTCGGCGGCGGGCGCGGTGGCGGTCAGCGCGATAGCGCCATCCAGCCCAGTTCAGGGCTCGCTGTGGTTCGATACCAACGGCGGCCAGATGTACGTCTGGTACAACGACGGCAATTCGTCTCAATGGGTGCCTGTGGTCAATCAGGGTTACGCGGCCTCATCGGCCCCCCTGATTGTGCGCCCGCCTGCCGCCGCCAGTTGGACACAGCGTAATTTCGGCGGAACGACGGCCCTGGCGGATATCGCCAATGGCGTGCGGATATTCGACAGTAGCGTGGCGACGGTCACAAACACTGTTCGTGGCATCACTCTTTCCGCGCCTTCTGCGCCTTACACCATTGACGCCAACCTTTCTGTCGTTGGTCTGGTGACTGCGAACGGGTATCTCTCGGCGGGGATGGGATGGACCGACGGCACGAAAGCACAAGTCGCCACACCGCTTCTCTTTGGTTCTGCTACTGTGCCGCAGAATTTCCTTCAAGTAGCTAATTATGCGACATTTGCTACCGGCGCCGTAATTGTTTCAGGCACAAGTTATTACACAGCAGGGACCTTAGCTAGTTTGTGGCTGCGAATTGCCGATGATGGAACTAACATATCCTATGCGATTGGTTATGATGGAATTACCTTCTCAACGATCTATTCGATAGCAAAGGCATCAGGGTATTTAGGGTCTGGCGGATACAGCAACGTTGGTGTTTGGCTAGCGGGAACAGCCCTAAACAACGGCGGCTCTGAATTTATGACCCTCCAATCATGGCGGGTTCACTGATGGCCCTGGACTTCCCTAACTCCCCCACCATCGGTCAGGTTTTCACTGTCTCTAATGCGACTTGGACGTGGGACGGCGTCAAGTGGACGGCGAACGGCACGCCAGTAGTGGCGATGGGCGACAACCGCATCATCAACGGAAACTTCGCCGTCAATCAGCGCGGCTATGCTTCCGGCACGGCGCTTCCGGCAAGCCCGACGGTGGCGAATGGTTACGGCCATGATCGCTGGAAGGCTGGATCGGGCGGCTGCACTTACACTTTCACCGCCGCTGTTCCAGATACGACGATCACGATCACCGCAGGCACGCTGACCCAGATCATCGAGGCGGGCATGATCGAGGGCGGCGTCTACACCCTGTCATGGACCGGGACGGCCCAAGCGCGCGTCTATCAGGGTTCGCCTTCGGGCAGCTATGCGGCCAGTCCGGTTGTTACGGCGTCGTTGCCCGCGGGCGCGAACACCATAGTTGAGTTCAACACCGGGACCGTGGCGCGGGTCAAGCTTGAGATCGGCAGCGTAGCAACGCCCTACAACCGGCAGTCGCTAGCTAAGAGCTTGGCCGATTGCCAGAGGTATTATTCGCAACAGGACTATATGTTTCAAAATTATCAGATCGGTGGTGCTACTCTTATTCATACGATATTCCTTCCAGTGCCGATGCGATCATCGGCAACCTGTACGTTTCCCTCACCGACATACATAAACGGTAGCAGCATTGCGTTAGCGAACGGCAGTTGGACGTCTCCATCTTTTGTTTTTACAGCAACGGCAACAGGAACAGCGCGGGTTAGTGGTACTATGACTGCGAGCACGGAGCTTTGACCATGACCTATACCCTCACCGCTGAACCCAACATTATCATCCGCGACGAGGATCAGGCCTTCATTCCGTTCGATCCCGACAACGTCGACTATCAGGAGTATCTCTGGTGGCTCGAAGAGGGCAACGAGCCGACGCCCTACACGCCGCCGCCAGCGCCCGAGGCGAAACGCAATGGCTGACACCCTCACGCCCAACTATTCATGGGTTAAGCCGGAAGTCGGGGCGAGCGCCGCGACTTGGGGCGCGAAGCAAAACGCCGTGTTCGACCAAATCGACGCGCAAGTACACGCCAACCAAGTCGCCGGCGTGCCCGTCGGCGCCATGGCCATGTGGGCGGCCGCCGCGCCGCCGACCAATTGGCTAATTTGCGACGGCTCCTCGCGCGACACCACGGCTTATGCGACGCTGTTCGCGCTCCTCGGCTACGCCTACGGCGGCAGCGGACCTAATTTCAATCTGCCCAATCTCACCAACCGGTTTCCGATGGGCGCGGGCACGCTCGCGGCGACCGGCGGGGCGGCGACCGTCACGCTCGATGCGACGATGATCCCGGCGCACAGCCATACGGCGACGCAAGCCGCACATGGCCACGCCGCCTCTCAGGCTGCGCACTCGCATGGCATCGCGACCGGCGGGCACTCGCATGGCATTACAACGGGAAGCCACTCGCACGGCATCCCTACGCAAATCTTGACGGCTGCCGGCGGTGGCAATGCGACGGCGGGAGCGGGCTGGGCGTTTAGCACCGGTGTTCGCACCGACACGGCGGGCAATCTCGGCGGCAATACCGATACGGCCGGAAACCTTGGCGGCAACACCGACGCTCAGGCCCCAGCGATCACCGTTCCCAGCGCGCAACCGGCAATCACTGTCGCCAACACGGGCGGCGGCGCGGCGCATCCCAACATACCGCCCTACGTCTCAATCAACTTCATCATCAAGTATCAATGAGCTCGCAATTCCAGCCCCTCGAAATCCCGCCTGGCGTCATCGCCAAGCCGACCAAAAAGATGCGCTCGAGCAATTGGGCGGAAGTCAATTGCATGCGGTGGGTCGAGCAGCAAATGGCCCCGATTGGCGGCCAGGCGCAATACAATTACGCCTTCGCCTCGCGCTGCAAACGCGTTCATTCGTGGTACGGCCTGGATCAGGTGCTCCACATCGCATATTTGTGCGAAGGCCACCTTTACGTCGACACCGGCGGCACGCTTACCGACATTTCCCCGACCCCGCCGATTGTCATGCCCGCCCCGCCGGCGACCGGCGGCTTTGGCGACGGTCCCTTTGGCGCTGACACCTTCGGCACGCCGCGCATCATTTCGACGATCGAGGCGCTCGACAAAACACCCGACGCTTTCAGCCTCGCGAATTTCGGCTCCATCCTCTATGCGATGACGTCGCCCGACGGGCGCTTGCTCATGTGGGACCCCGCCGTCGGCGGCCACGCCGTGGTGCAGCCGGCGAGCTCGGGGCGGGGGCCCGTTCCGACCGGCCGGCTGTTCGTCGTCACCCAAGAAAGATTTTTGATCATTTTCGGCTCGACGTCCGACGGCACGGCCGGCGGCGGCTCGTTCCGGCGCTTTGCCTGGTGCGATCAAGAGAACCCGGGCGCGTGGGACTATGCCAACGTCACGAGCCAAGCCGGCTTTCTCGATATCGAGCCCGCGAGCCCGATCATCGCGGCGCTAGCGACACGCTCGGGCGTGCTCTTTTGGACGGGCAAAAAGACCTATGTCAGCCAATTCCTCGGCGCGCCGTACATCTACAATTATGTCGAATTGGCCGAGGCGTGCACGCCATGGTCGCCGCAATCGGCCGTCAATACGGGCGGCCTCGCGCTGTGGTTTTCGCAGCAAGGCGTATTCTCATTCGACGGCACGTCAGTCATGCCCGTCGCCTGCAATGTGCGGCCGTGGATCGATGACGACGTCGACCTCCTTAACGTGCGTTATCAGGCGTGCGCGGTGCACGTCGCCAATTTCAGCGAGTTTTGGTGGTTTTTCCCTCAAGCCGGCCAGCCTGGAAACACCCGCGCTGTAATCTACTGTTACAAAGAGGGTTGGTGGGGCCAGGCCAGAATGGCGCGCTCGGCCGGGATCACGGCGAGCTATTCGACCCACACCATCATGGCCGACGGCCTCGTCGCCTATGAGCACGAGGCGGGCAACGTCTATCCGGCTGACGTCGAATTGCCGTGGGCCGAGACATTCGACTTGAACCTCAATTCCGGCGCCAAGCTCACGACGGTCAAGCAAATGCTGCCCGACGTCGAGGGCGATATAACAAATTTGTTATATTCGATCTTCTATCGCAATTCGCGCTCGACCGGCACGCCAGAGCTCCAAACCACGCCCAAGCCGGTCCGCTCAGACGGCTATGTCGATCTTAGAACGACCGGCCGCGACATTCGGCTGCGCATTGCGCTCGCCGGCCCGCAAGTCCTGCCGGTGACGGTCGGACAACACCTTGTTGATAGTGTTGCGAGAGGAGACCGTTGATGGCGACGCCGACGCCGCGCACCCTCCAGCCGCCGCCCGACCTTCCGAACATGCCCGACGTGTCGACGACGCTCTCGGGCTACTTGCGCAATTTCTCTTTGTGGTGCCGGCACGGCTTCGCCGACAAAATCAGCGGCACGGTGGCGCAGCCGGGCTTCATGGTTTCGGCTTATGACGCGCCCGCCGGCACAATCCCGAAAGTTTTCATTATCCGCGTCAACTCGGCCGGCGTGGTCACGGCGACGCAGATTGCCCTTGGCGGCGGCAAGCCGTGAACGCGGCCGTCGACAAGGGCGCCATCTACCGCGCCAAGCTCGCGAAGGCGCTCGAGCGCGCCGGCGGCCTCTACACGCTCAGCGACCTCCTCGAGCGCATCGCCGACGGCCGCATGCAAGCTCATGTTTCACGTGAAACAATCGCCGTAACTGAAATCAGCGTCTACCCTAGAAGGCGCGTTCTCACTATCATCATCCTCGTTGGCGACTTGGAGGATGGCGAGAATTTGCATGCGCAAGTTCTCGACTTCGCGCGCAAAATGGATTGCGACGCGATCGTCACTCAAGGTCGTGTCGGGTGGGCGCGCCTGGCGAAATCCCATGGTTGGAACACCGTGTCGACAAACATGGTGTTCCGCAAAGAGGTTTCCCCATGAGCCAGGGCGGTTCGCAACAAACGCAACAAACGCAACAAACGACGCAGTTGCCGCCGTGGATCAACGATGCGGCCCAACAGAACTATGCGTTTGCGCAAAACGTCGCCAACCAACCGCTACAGCAATACCAGGGGCAAATGGTCGCCGATCCTGGCGCCCAGATGCAGCAAGCTTGGAACACCGCGGCCGCCGGCGGCAATGCCGGCCAGGATCAATATAACGCCGCGCAAGCAGGCTACCTCGGGGTCATGGGGCAGACGCCGCAGAACGTGACGGCCGGGCAATTGAGCTCGACCAATCTGCAGCCGTACATGAACGAGTACACGCAAAACGTCATCGACAAGACGCTGCCCGTGATGCAGCAAAATCTCGCGCTCTCTCAGAACCAAAATCAGAACGCGGCGAACGCAGCCAACGCCTTCGGCGGCTCGCGCCAGGCCGTTCAACAGGGCGTCACGCAAGCGCAAGGCGCGCAGGGCATGGCGCAAATGGCGGCGCAGTTGAACCAAGCCAACTATGGCCAGGCGCAAACGGCGGCGCAAAGCGATATCGCCACCAACCTACAAGGCCAGTTGGCCAACCAATCGGCGCAGCAAAACCAGGCCGGGCTCAACCTGCAGGCGGCGGGCGGCTTGACCGGGCTCGGCAACGCCGCGCAGGCGAACCAGATCAAGAATTTCGGCGAGCAAGTGACCGCCGGCTCGCTCGAGCAACAGCAAGCGCAAAACCAAATCAACGCGCAGATGCAGAAGTTCCAACAGGCTTGGGCTTACCCAAGCCAGCAATTTGGCGTTCTACAGTCGGCGCTCGGAATGACGCCTTACGGCTCGGCGACGCAAGGGCAGTCGACGACGCAAACGCAAACCTCGCCTGACTATGCGATGGCCGCGCTCGGCGGCTTAGGCGCGCTCGGCAACCTGTTCTCCGATCGGCGCATGAAAACCGACATCACCAAAGTCGGCGTGCACAAGCCGACCAAGCTTCCGGTCTACGCCTACCGCTACAAGGGCGACCCGAAGAGCTATCCCAAAGTCGTCGGGCCGATGGCCGAGGACGTCGGCAAGACGTTCGGCCCGGGCGCGATCGCGCCGATCCCCGGCTCGGGCGGCAAGATGGCGGTTCACCCGGCCGTCATGCACGCGCTCGGCATGGCCGGCAGCGGCGCGACGCCAGGGGGCGGTATGACGCCAGGCGCCGGCATGGGCATGCCGCGCGGCGTGAGCCTGCCGACCCCGAACCTCGGCGCGGTCGCCAGCGGTCCGCTTAGCCCGCCGGTCCCGATGAATGGCATCGGCGCGCTCGGCGCCAATATGGGCGTCGCGCGTGGGCCATCGGCTCGCCGGCCGCGCATGCCGCAAATCCGAGGGGCGCTCGGTGGCTGAGAAGGAGGCTTTAAGTTGGCTTGGAACGACAACGTTATTCCAAGTTTAGTTAACAATTACGCCAGAACGGCTAATGCGAACGCTAAGCCGTATTCTGGGATTGTTGTGCATGTAACTGGCAAGCAGACACTTGCTGATGAACTCAATTGGATGAAAACCAATGGTCAAGGCCTAGGCTATCATTATATTATTGATCGTGATGGCACGATATACCAGACCGCCCCGCTAGACAAACGGATGAACCAGGTCCTGCCTGATCTGGACAAGTCATATAACAACAATAATTCCTTGGGCGTTGCGATGGTTGCTGGCGGCACGCCCGGCGACGAGCCCCCAGCCTTTAGCTCGGCCCAGCTGGCGGCGGGCAAGACGTTAGTCGATGGATTGCGTAATCAGTACAATATTCCAGCGAACCGTGTCGCGGGGCATGGGCAAATTCAGACCGATCGCGAGGCGGGCAACAAGCTCAACGCGGCGGGTGGGTATGAAGGCCAGGATTTTATAAGTTATTACAACAAAGGCGCTCCCTCATCCGACAGGACAGCGTCTGCGCCGACAACGAGCTCGCCGCCGTCCCGTCCCGGGACGGCGACGCCAGGCGCCACGCTCAACTCGCCGATGGACCTCGTCGCGCAAGTCGAGAGCGGCAACCGCAACATTCCGCAAGCCATCCACGACGTAAACACCGATCGCGGCACGCCGGCGGGCGGCTATTTCCAGATCATCGATCCAACCTGGCAGCGCTACGCGGGCGCGGCCGGCGTCGACGTCAAGCAATACCCAACCGCGATGAGCGCGCCGCGCAACATTCAAGCGCAAGTCGCGAGCGCGATCCCAGTCAATCAGTGGGGGCCGAACACTGTCGCGGCGCTAAAGGCCAAATTTCCGGGAATTGATACCGGCCAAACCCTCGGTCAAGTTCAGTCGGCGGTGCTCAATGGAGGGTCAGGCGCGCCGGGCATCGCGCGCGGCGCTACACCCGCGACGCCCCTCATCCCCGGCACGAGCATCGCCGGGATAACGCCCGATCAATCGAAGGCCTTGATGGGCGACTTGTCGCAACTCGACAAGAGCTTGGGCGGCAAGGGCCTCGGCGGCGCGGGCGGAACCGGCGGCGGCGACGAGCCGCAACCGGCGCAAATGGGCCCGGCCCCGCCGATCCACAATATGTCCAATCCGGCCGCCTTCGCGCCGGCGCTTTGGGGCAACACCTTGAACAGCATTCAAACGCCGCCACAGTGGAGCGCGCAATCGCCCGGGCAAAACCCTTACGCCAACGCCGGCGGCGCGCCGATCGGCCAGCAATTCGGCACTCAACTGGGGTCTATGCAACAGCTGCAGCAAATGATGGCAATGATGGGCAATCCTTACGGAGACCAAGGCTATGGCTGATACGCCAACCTTTCAGTCGAACCCTTACGGCAGCTTCGACCCGACCCAATGGTCAAATCCATATTCGCAATTCTTCGGTCGAGCGCTTCCTTGGCCAAGCTCATATTCCGGCACGCCGACCAACGCGCTCGGCCAGCCGATCGCCACGCCGCAGGGTATGACGCTCAACCAGACGCCGGCGCAGCCGCAAGCGCCGGCCGCCGCACAGACATTCGGCCTACAGCCGAGCCAGCTTGCCGCACCGAGCGCGCTCAACCCGACCGGCAACCAAGCTTTCGGCATGGCCAATTGGGGCGGCATGATGTCGCCCCAAGCCAATGAGCTCTATCGCAACCAGCAATTCGCGCAGCCGGGCTCCTCGCCAGGGCAGCAAGCCGCCGCGGCCCAAGCCGCCGGGCCGCAGCAGGGCGCCGCGCCGGCCGGCAACAATTGGCAAACCGCGCTCGCCATGCTCGCCAACCCCGGCCATGTGACCACGCCAGGCGCGACCGTGCCGCAAGCGGCGCCCAACGCCGCGCAGGCGTCGCCGGGCGTACTGCAAAACTTCCTCGCCAATTGGCAACCGCAGCAAAGCGGCCCAGGCTCGGGCTTCACGCAAAATTTCAACACGATTTTGCGCGGCCTGCAGGCGAAGGGGAGTTGAGCCATGCCTGGCCTCTTCGACTTGATCCAAGGCGCGATGGGCCGCCCCGACCCGTCGATGCAACTCCGCGCGGCCCTCAATCCTCTTGCCGGCGTACCTTCCGCAGGCGCGCCGACAGGGCCTGCCGGTCCTCCTGGCGCCTCGGGGGGGCCGGCGGCGCCTACGGGCAGCACCCCAGGCATCCGCGTCGTCACGCCGCCCGACGGGCCGCCTGGCGGGCAGCAACCGCAACAAGCGCCGCAGCCCATGGCCTATCAAACGCCGCAAGACCTCGGCTCCATGTTCGTGCAACTCATGCAGCGCCAACAGGCAAACGAGGGCTTTAACCGAAGCTTGGGCATGCTGGCGGCCGGCTTCGCTCAGCCGCGCGATCGCGCCATGATGATCGACGCGATGAGCGGTCAGAGCGGCGACCCGGCTTCTCTCATGGGCAACGTGATGAAGCTGACGCAATACAATCAGCAGCAGCAACGCCTTGCCGACATGCAAAAGAACCTGCCGGCCCTGGCGCAGAGCATGAACATTCCGCTTGAGACCCTGACGACGATGTTCAACTCCAACCCCGAAGGCTTCGGGCAGGAGATTGCCAAAATCCAAGAGGCGCAAATGGGCCTCACCGGCGACCCTGGCGAGCGGGCGGTGCAGGCCGCCCGCGCCGACTGGCACCGGCAAAATCCAGGCAAGACGGACGCCGACATGTTGGGAGCGCATCCCGAGCTCGCCGACGCGATTTCGCTCACCGCCTTTCGGACAGGCGCGGCCACGACGGCGGCGACCGAAGCCAAGGATCGCCAGACGCAGATGGACGCGGCGAAAACCGACTTCGTCGACATCGACGCGCAACACAAGAAGGTTGAGGACCTTCTCACCAAGCTCAAGGCCAATCCCGACGCGGTGGTCAAGGCGGTGCAAAATCTTGGGCCGACGAGCGGTTGGGGCGGCGCGATCCGAGGCAATCTCCCGGCCAGTTTTGGCGGGCTCGACCAGGCTACGCGAGACGCCGCTGGCCAACTCGTCTTGCTGCACAACATCCTTTATTCGGAAGGCTGGAAGGGCAAGGGCACGCGCCTGTCGCAAACTGAGGCCGCGCGTATCGGGAGTTCATTCGACAATCTGTCGAACCCCGCGCTCAGCGCCGACGAAATCAAGAACCAGCTAGGCGACCTCACCAATCAGGAAGCGACGGCGCGCGTCAACGCGGCCGCCGCCGCCGGTCAGACGGTCCCGCAATCCAAGTGGAACCTCGTCAATAAAATCTACAAGGACAAGGGCGACCTGTTCACCGGCGCAAAGCCGGTCGACGACGACAGCGGCCCGACGCCCGCCAATGGGTCGACGGATTTGCGGAACTCTAAAGACCCCGACGCCGATTATGCGAAGCTCCCGAAGGGGGCCGAATTCATCGGCCCCGACGGCAAACGCTACCGGAAATGACCCATGGGATGGCGAGACGCGACGCCGCTTGATCCGCCCGCTCCGTCGCAGGGATGGAAAGGCGCGACCCCCTTAGACCAACCGCCCCCGCCGCCCGCGCAGTCGGCCGGGCAGGACCTCGGCACGACGCCGATTTGGAACAAGCCGGCCAATGTGGGTTGGGGCGACTACATGCTCGCCCACTTGGCGCAAGTGCTGCCGAACAATCCCTTCGACCCGCACATCAACGCCAACGAAGCGTTAGTTGCGGGCTCTGGCCTCAGCGGTGGCTTATCCGGTTTCATCCCCGGCGTTCGCGAGCGGACCGCGCAAGCCGAAGCGGAAATGGACCCGCAGACCCGCATCGCTCTGCAGGGCGCCGGCTATATTGTCGGGCCGGGCAAGCTCGGCCTTGCGACAAAGATCGCCGGCCGCCTGGCGCCGCTCGGCAGCGGCGCATTGCGGACCGCCGCCGCCGGGGCGGCGGGCGCTGGTGCTGAGGGCGCCGCCTCGAGCGCGCTCGGCACCGCCGGGGCGGGCGGCGACGCCAGCGACATCGCCAAGGCGGCATTGATCGGCGGCGGCGGCGGCGCGCTCGCGGGCGGAATTCTTGGCGGCGTGCGTGGCCCGCCAACGGGGCCATTGGCAAGCGATTTGCCGCCGCAGAGCTATTTTGCCGGCCAGACCGACGCAGCGGCGAAAGACGCCAGCAACGTCCTCTATGACAACGCGGACCTGCGCCAGAAGATGATGAACGCCAGGAACGAAATCGGGCAGCAACCCGCGCGGGTGACGCAAAAGGGCGCGGGCGCGCTTGGCGCGATCGGCAATATCGAAATGAAAGCCTTGGGCCGGGGCGTGACGAGCGCCGAGGACGTCAAGGACGCGCTACGCGACCTCTATGTCGGCAAGACCCGCGACGCTGTGCCCGACGCGGGCCAGATCGCCCAAAGGCATTTAAACGACATGCTGCAAAATTCGCAGCCCGTTTCGGCTGGCGGCATGACGCCCGGTCCGCTCGGCGCCGGAGCGATCGCCGTCGAGCGGTTGAATGCGGCGCACGGAACCGAGATGGACATGGAGCGCCTGGCCGAGATGCAGGGGAGGGCTGGTCGCAGCGGCGGTCCCGACGTCGGAAGCCAGATGAGATCGTATTTGCAAAGCCCGGAAAGCGCGAACTTCGCCCGCCAAGGAACGCCGACCGGCGATGCATTCGATGCGCTTGCGGCGACCGCCAAGCCGACACAGGCGAACCTGACGCCCTCGGCGTTCGATTTGCGGCACATTTTGCACCCTCTGGTTGGCGCGGGAATTGCTGGCGGCATTGGCGTCGCGAGCGAGCGCGAACTCAATCCGCAACATCTTGCCGCCGAAATGCTAATCGGGGCGGCGACAGGCTATGGCCCTCATGTAATTGCGCCCGCCATTAGGGCGCGGCTGGACGCTGCTGCGCAGCAGCGCGCCTTCAACGCTGCGAGCGCCACCGCCGCGACCGGGCAGCGGTTTTACCCTCAAGAGTATTTGGCCGATCCCAAGTTTAGAAACGCCTTACGGTCATTGTGGTTCGGTCAGGGGGCGGGCGGTCAGTTCTAGACGCCAATCGCATCGAGTATGAGCGCCACGGCGTATATGGCGCCGAGACAGCCCGCTACGCCAATGACGATCCTTCGCATGTCGGACCAGTGAAGAGGCGTCGGCGGCCCTCGCTTCCAAGCAGGCAGTGGAGGCGTGGCGCTGCCCAGCGCAATCCCTAGAAATGCGCCGGCGAGGATGAAAAAAAAGTGGCTCATTTCTTCTCCTAAAGTGAGCGGTGTATTCGGTTAGAAAAACTTGAGGCTGGCGAGGATTGCGATCGTCGCGGCGGCGATCACGCCCATGCGGACGGTAAGGTCAAGTTTGAGCTTGGCGAGCTCGCCCGTAACGAACGATTTTGTCGCCACGCTTTCGCGCAGCGCTTCATCCATAGCGGCGGCGTGCGCCCGCGCCTGCGTCTCGGGAATGCCGGAAGCAATCAGTTTGTCCGTGTAGGCAAGCTTGTCGAACAGCAGGTCAGTCATAGCCGTAACGTGGTTTCCTTCAGAGAAACTATATAGCGGCGCCGCCTGCAGCAAGTGTTTCTCCAGGCCATCTTGCTGCTTTCACGGGCCTGTCGCCGCATTGCCTCATTGAGCCTTTTTCTCCGCTTGGACCGCCTCCAAAAGCTCCCATTTGAGCGTTTTCCCAATGACAATCGACGGACACGCCGCTTGTGGCGGCTTTGAGGTTGGCCCATCCGCTTGTGCGCTCCCACCAGGCGCCGCTAAAGCCACACTTACGGGCGACGGCTAGCCATTGCCTCAGTCTGAGAGCGCGTTCCTCCTCGATAGCTCCCCGTTCTTTTTCGAACCTTTCCAAAGCGCTCTCGGCCGTCGGAAGCACGGGCTCGGCCGAGCCCGTAACTATTGTGATCTTGCCCTCGGCGTCGATTTCGACGCGGGCAACGTCAAGGCCCGATGCTTTTGCCGCGCGTATCGCGCGGGTGACGTCGACCTGGCGGAACTTGGCGCGCGCCATCTTTAGGCGCTCCGCTTGAATGGCAAGACAACGGTCGACGGCGCGCCGCAGCAATAATCGGCCCATTGCTGCATAAGCGGCGCGCGCCGGGCGATGAGCCGCGACCGTTGGTAAGCCTCCTCAATCTCCGATCCGAATTTGTGCGCGAGCGAGCGCTCGGCCAACTCGCGGTCTAACCCGTGCTCGCCGCACCAAACGCGGAACGTCGACCGAAAGCCGTGCGTGGTGATGTCGACCCCGAGCCGCTTGACCAGTCGCCAAACTCTGGCGTTCGGGACCGGGCTCGTGGCGCGTTGCTGGCGGCTTCCAACGTAGCCGGGGAAGATGCAATCGCCGGCGAGGCCTTCGGCTCTTAGGCGCTCAAGAAGCGCGATCGCTTGGTCGCTCAGCGGGACAACATGCGGTTCGGCGCGCTTCTTGCCCATCTTCATGCGCGACGCCGGGATTGTCCAAGTGCGTTCGACGAAGTCGATTTCCGACCATTGGGCGCCGCGCGTTTCGCCGCTGCGCGTGGCGGTCAAGATGGCGAACTCGACGACGCCCACCCCGACGGCGGGGGAAGTGCGCAACTCACGAAGGAAGGCCGGGACGTCTTGCCAGGGCAATGCGGCATGATGCTGCTTGGCGGGAGCCGTCGGCGATAGGTGTTTGAACACCGACCATCCGGCGGGGTTGGCGGCCGAGCGCCAGCCGTGCGCGATTGCGTAATCAAAAACCTGGCCGATCCGCGAGATTAGCTCGCGCGCGGTCTTGTGGTGGTTTTTGTCCCAATGAGGCGAGACGACGCGTTTGATGTCGTCGACCGTGATTTCATCGATCGCCTTGGCGGCAATCGGGGCGCAATCGACCTCCATGTTTTTCGTCCATGTGTCGAGTGTCGACGTGCGGCCCTCGAATGACGTCCGCCAACCCGATTGCTTGGCGGCGATCTTGAGCGTCGCGACCTCAGCGAACGTCTTACGGTTGGCCGCCGCCTCGCGCGCGGCGCGGCGCTCGGCGACCGGGTCCTTACCGTTGCGCCATTGCTCAACGAGCTTGTCGCGTTCTTTGCGGGCGAGAGCGAGCGAGACGCGGTCGACCGAGCCGAGGCCGGCTTCCGGTTTCTTGCCGTTGATGCGCGGGCCGCGCACGATCCATGACCGCGCCGCGCCCCTAACCCTTAGCCACAGATAGCCGCCATCGCCGTGCATACCGTCGCCGAGGCTTGCAATATCGCTCGGCTTTAGATTGCCAGTCACGTTTCAAAACTCCACTTGTCCACCCACTCAGCCAACCCAAGCGGGCGCACCGTGGTAACGCGAAATGCAAACTCGCGCAACACTTTTTTGCGCACTATCAGCGACTTAACTGCAATTCGTCAATAATATCAGTTTCATAATATGAACTAATAATCTGGTCTCCAACCAGGTTACAGTCGGAAGCTAAGCGTTTGATATCGCTGACAGTGCCCCGTTATGACCGCTAAGTAGTTAGGTCGGCCCACCCAGCTGGTCCACCCGAGCGTGGCGGCGCTTCCACGTCCGCCGCGAAATTCCCGCGGCCTCCCAAGGCCGATCGGCGAGCGGAGGGCGGCCGCGCTTCGCAGGCGCCGCCGTCTCCTCCGGTTCGGGCGGTTCTTCGCCAATTAGGCGCGCCAACGAGGCGGCGCTGACCATGCGATGGCCGTTCGGCGGCGTGAAGGATTGCAGCGCGCCGCGCTCAAGCCAACGCCAAATGGTCGTGCGGTCACGCCCTAGCATCGCCGCAACCTCGCCGATCGTGTATGCCGCGCGGGTCATTGAAAACTCGGATCGTTGTCGTTGCCGCCTGAGGCGTCGGCCATGCCGCGCAAGAGCTCATAGACTTGTCGCGTCACGGTCGCGTCGGGCCGCGAGCAGACCCGGCGGCCGAGCCGCATGCGATGGCGCGCGACGGTTTCGATTGCGTCGGCGAGCGCCGCGTCAAGCAACCGCTGACGCTCCTCCTCCTCGGTCGGATCGAAGCGCTTCGGCGGCGGCCTCTCGGGCTCAGCCAGAGCGACGGCGACCGCCTGGCGGCCGAGCTCGTCGGCCGCCTCCTCGAGCTCATCAACGGTGATATTGCGCATCGCCTGGCGAAGGCGATCGACGGCGGGCCGTTCGTTCATAATCCATACTCCCGTGCGATGCGTGACTTGCCGGCGGCAATCTTTTCGAGCTTGGGCTTGGGCTCTTTGCGGGCGCCCCAATTGATCTTGCGCGCCGGCGGCTTCGTGACGCTGACATGCGCGGCTTCGAGCCGCGCCGCCTTGCCGATATGGCCCTTGTCGGCCTTCGTCTTTTCAGGGTGACAGACCGCGGCGCAAAGCAATTGCCCGTCGGCCGGCGTGAGCTTGCGCTGAAGATCGGCGGCCGGCCGCAAGCCCTCGGCGATGACATGGTCGATTTGATAGTCGGCTTTCTTCGAACACCATCGGCCGCAACGCTCGCAATGGACGCGGCCTTGGCCATCGGTGGCGCGCCCGCGAATGGCGATCCGATCGGTGAGCGTGAATTCGCGGCGCGCCCGGTTCATGCGGCCGCCGGCAAAAAGCGCATCGCGTCGTTGCGCATGTGCGTGAGCTCGGCGACCGCCTCGGGGCCATCATCCTTGGCGACGTTCATGAGCGCGGGATAGCCGGCCTCGAGCGCCGCCTCGATTTCCGCCCGCGTCGCCTGACGCCCTTGCGTCCACCAATCGACGCGGGTCGGTTCGCTCAGATGGATAAGCCAACCGTTGTCGACCTTGAACGCCCGGAAGGCGCTTTCCCAAAGCGCTGTCACGCCAGGATTGCGGGCGATCATAATGCCGGCGACCTTGTGCTCGATTTCCTCAAGGCCGGCCTCGTTGCGCCGGCGGGCGGGAACGGTCAGGAACGGGCAGGCGGTGGCCGAATATTCGACGCAAGCGCGGTGCGACGGCGGCTCCATCGTCGTGCGGTTGACGGCGCACATAGGCCCGATCGCAAACACTTGATGGACGCCGAGCGGCTCGCCGCAAACCCAACAGAGCCGCTTCTTGACCGCGATTTCGCGCGTGCCCGCTCCGAGGATACGAAAGTCAGGCTTGGCGCCAGGCGTGCGGCGCGGACATTCCTCGCCGTCCTTGAACCAGCCCACGAACCACGGGACCGGATAGCCGCGATCGTCCTTCGGCAACCTGGCAATGCGGATCGGGGGGGAAGGCAGTTTGATGCTCATGCGGGAAACACGACCCCTCTCTGCAGGCCTTGCGAATAGATCGTCTCAATCAAGTCGGCGAATTCGTCCTTGTTGAGCCGGCGTGAGGAATAGCCCAACGCGACCACGCCATTGCCGTCGAGCGCCGGCATGAAGCGCGGCTTGTGGCCGGCGGCTTTCATGAAGGCGCATTTCCAGTCTTCGGGCTCGCGGTGCTCGCCGCCCCATTCCAGTTGCGCCGAGACTTCATTCAACAATGCCCACATGAGGCGATTTTGCGCGAGCGTGCGCGGATCGTCGACAAGCTCGAATTGAGCGCCGATCGGGGCGAGCTCGAGGGCTTTGATGAGCTCGCCCCTATTCGACGACGTTACGGTTCTACTCAACCGCATAATCGCGCCTCACCTTGCCAGGCCCTAGAACACCCGGCCTTGCCATGCCTTGCCCCACCGTGCCCGGCCACGCCAGACCCCGGCCAACCTAGCCAGGCCCGGCCTTACCTCACCCGGCCATGCCAGAGCTTGCCAAGCCTAACCGCCGCCTACCGCGCCCCACCAGACGAGCCCTGCCACGCCACACCTAAGTCGCCGGCCGCGCCGCATAAGCGACGATGCCAAATCTCCCGTAAGTCGGGCGGTGGTCGCCGACGCCGACCAAACGGCCCGCTTGCTCGATCGTCTCGCGCAATTCGAGCGGCGTGACGTATTCGGGGAGATTGCAGAGGAACGCGAACGTGAGCCGCCAGCCCGCGAGCATCGCCGGGCGTACGCGGGTGATGGCGCTGCCGTGCACGATGACGCGCCGCGCGTCCTCATAGTCCCATTTGTCTTTGCCGAAGCTCGCGAGCGGGGTCAGCGAAATGATCGCCGCCTTGTAAAGGTCCATCGCGCTCTTGCGTGGGCTTCGCGGGTCCTGGCGGAACTTCGCCGCGTTGATGATCGAGCCACGCAAATAGTCGCCCGTGACGCAGACTTGGCCCTTGTCGTTGCGGCGCACGTAGCTCTCGATATCGTCGCTTTTCTTCGCCTTCGAGCCTTTGCGCGATTTGGATTTGACGAGCACGGCCTCATTGTTCCACGCGTGCAAGAGCATGTCGGCGGCGCCCTCGATCGTGACATCGACGATATAGGGGAACTCCATTTCAATAATGTCGCGCGCCGCGTTGGTCACTTGCTCCGCATTGACTTGCTTATTCATGTTTGCGCCTCCTTGGTTGAGCCTTTGCCGCTTTATTTCACCGATAGGGCTCCAGCCGGTCGATGAACCGCAGGACTTCCTCGTCGCCCAACGCCAGCCACGCCGGGTCGCGCATGGCGTATCTCGCAAACGCAGTCTTGGCGTGATCGAGGTCAGGCTCATGGGCGCAGCAGACCGGCCAGAGCATGTCCATGTCGATCGCGCGCTGGCGATGGCGCCACCACATGACGAGGAGCGTGTAGAGGCCCATCATTCGGCCTCCGAGAGGGCGGCTCGCTCGGCGTCGATCTCTCTCGACAGCGGCTTGCTGGGCAATTCGGCCAGCGTGAGCATCACGGCATAGATATGCTCGCCGTCGCGCCGCTCGTAGGAAGCGGAGAGCTTGCCAAACCGGATGCAACGAACGTGGAAGCGGCCGTTGCGCTCCCTGCCGATGGCGTAAGGCGTTCCGCCGGTCATGGCGTGCATCTTATGCCGCCTCCACCGAATATCGCCCGTCGAGCGCCTTGAGCTTGTCCTCGAGCTCGGCGAGAAATTCGCGCGCGTCGGCTTCCATGCCGGCGATGATTGTCTCGTCGCGCATGACGCGCTTTTGGAAGAATTGCAGCGGGTCGGGAAAGCGCGGGTCGTAGCTGACGAAATCCCACCAGGCGCGCCCCGAGCACGCCAAGGACCAATGGACTTGCGGCAAGTGATCCTCGGGTACTTGGCCTGAGAGGAGCGTGCGCAGATGCGTTGCCGACGTCGGGCATTTGAGCTCGAGGCCGCCCTCGTCGCCGACCAGGCTATCGGGGGAGGCGTGCGCGCGTTCGATAGTCGGGTGCGGGATTAAGCCGATCTTGATGACCGGAAGGTTGGTCAGGAAGGCGTAGGACGCGCGCGCCTCGTCCTCATGATCGCGGCCCCAATACATCGGATTGGAGCGCTTGGCCGGTACGCCGGTAATGCGCTCGGCGGCGAGCTCATAGAGGTAATCTTCGGCGGCCGCTGTGCGCTCGCCCGAGCGCTTGAGGCGGGATAGCGCGACGCCGATCTTGGACGCGCCGAGCGAACCGCAGCGCGCTTCAAACCATTCATCCGACCGCTGTTCCACTGGCGGCTCTCCGCTTTTTCTCGTTGAGGAGGGCGACCGCGCGCTTGAATTGGGACATGCGCATTTCGGCGATCGCCGACGCGCCGATCGTCTCGAGGAAAATGGCGAGATTGCTCTCAGTGTCGCGCAACAATGTCTCGACATAGATG